TGAAGGCCGTCCTTGCCGAGTGTCTCAAGCGTAGACTTGAGGTTCTGCCCGGACTGATTGCCTATCACCTTGAAGACCTGATCCATCAGATCGGCATTATCTGAGGCGAGAGAAACCTGAGAGGCGATCTTCTCGAATACCTCTTCGAGCTTCATCGACTCGAGATCGGATGCTGTGATCCCCAGAACGGAGAAAGCGTCCTCCAGTTCCTCGTTTCCGACCTTGGCCTCGTTGATTGAAACACCGAGCTTTTTCAGGGCCGACTCGACATCTCCGAACGAGGCCCCGGACTCATCCGCCGCCGCCTTGAGTGCTTGAACAGCACTCGTCGAGATGCCGAGCTTCGTGCTTAGATCGTCGATCTCGTCCGCCGTTGAGATGATGTGCGTCGCGAACTCGATGAGCTTGTCGACGGTGAAGGCCGCAGCGATGGCCCCGCCGACTTTCTTCATGCCTTTGTCGAAGACGTTCTCGCCCTCGTCGGCTGCGCCCTTCATGCCTTCGACGAATGGTGCGCTGTCGAGTGACAGCCTAGCTTTTGCCTCCGCGACCATTAGATCACCCCTTCATCGAAGAGTTGGGCGATGGTCTTCCCTGACTCGACCTGCTCCGCTAGGAACACTTCCCGGACAGTCATGAAGTCCTCGGACCCGCTTCGCGTGATGTAGCTTGCATAGTAGGCGAACGCATCAGAGCAGATCGTGTTCCATGCGTCGACCTCGGATCTGCTCATCTCGGTCTGGAGAAATTCAGCGTAGGACCACCACCACGGGATCCGCGTCTCTGCCCGATCAGTCCCGCCGGACTTAGACCGGGGCCGGGTGAGGTAGTAGGCCAGATAGTCGAGGACCTTCTTCGTCTCCTCGTCCGAGTACTCTTTCGAGACGCGCTTCGCGAAGTCGATCAGATCGGACTCGTGGGTCGTGATGTACTCACGCGCCTGCTCCCACAAAGGGAACGCACATGCCGAGATGATGACCGCGAGGTCCGGCTTCTGGGCCTCGGCCCCATAGGCCAACGGACTGCCCAGCTCCGCGAGGAGTTGGACATGTCCGAGCGTCAGAGGATGGAGGACGACCCCGTAGGACCTGAAGGATCTCCGCTCAAACCCCGATACGTATGCCTGTTGCAGCTTCATTCATGCGCTGCAAAAGGGATCAGGCGTCGTATGTTGCAGCCATCGAATCCTCACGGGTGAGCGTCATCGACAAGGTCGTGATGCTGTTGCCGTGGGTGACCGTGGCCGGAGCGATGAGCAGGTACTTCGTCGATGTCCCCTCGGGAGGTGTCACCGTGATCTCGTCACCGACGCCTGGAGGAACGATGCTGCCGCTCGATTCGATGTAGCAGGTCAGGGTCAGCTGCTTTGCCGGGTTGGTGATGATGTGCGTGCAGACCGCGCCGCGAATGTCAATCACGCTCTCGACCGCTGCCGTCTTGCTGTTCGTGATCGAGGTCGGCTGATAGCCGGAGTAGGTGAACGCGCCGTACTCAACCTTGAACTGTTTTCCAATTTGGACTTTGTCGCCTGCTGCCATTGTCAATCTCCTATAGGTGGGCCGCTTGCCCTTACTTTTTGGCTCGTTGTCCGGTTTTCCGGTCGATCAGGTGACCTGATAGACCTTGAGGTCTATGTTCAGCGTGTCATGCCTCATGGAGTCCCCGATGATGCCGGCAGAGAAGGACCGCCCCTCGACCACCTGGTTGACCCTTATTTTGTTCCCAGTGATCTGGGACAAATAGGTCGGAAGGTCTGAGTCGCACATGAGATCGAAAACCGCCTTGCAATAGGTCCGGTGCGTCGCGTCCGTTGTATCCCTGAGCGTCGCGACCCTGACAACGAGCGAGGCGTCGTAGGTCCCAGAATAGGCCGGAGCCTCGCGCATCTCAGGGACGTAGACTAGGCAGTGATCCCGCCCGAGGTCCTCGAACGATACGCCGGCCAAGACAGGAAGGGCCGAGGCCGCGCCTGATTCGTAGATGGCGAGGTTCGTCGTGAGGTAGCTTTTGACCGCGTCTTGTAGCTTGCGATTGGTGTCGATGTAGCTGCTCATGATTTTGCTCCGTGTTTGTCGATCATCTGCTCGATCCACTTGTCGAACCGCGACTTCATCACGAACTTCTCGATGAAGTCCCGCGCCCGCCGCATGAATCCGCTCCCGTCTCTGAAATATTTCACGTCGTTCTCGGCCTCGATATAGCCGGACCACTTGCTCGGATTCAGGGCTGATTCGTCATAAAAGCCAGCCGCCGAACCAGAGGCGACGAAGATCTGCCCAGCGTTGCTCACCCATGCCGGAGGGAGCTTGCTATTCGTCGCCTTCAGTGCCGGCTCCCATCCGGCCTTTAGCTTGCCGACGCGCTTCTGGACCTCTTTGGTGTACTTCTCCTTCGCATCATACGGGACCATGATCACGTCCCTGAAGTCGCCTTCCCCTCTGTTCTTGCGCTTTACTCTGCCGCGATTGTCCCGACTGGATTGATGCATGGTCCCGAGTCTGGTCTGCGCGATCGTGCTGGAAGGCTCGAACTCCGCGTTCTGGAAATAGATCTTCTTCTTCGATCTGGTGACGTATTCCGCCGTGATCGGTCCCGGTCCGAATCGATCGTAAAGATCCTGCACCCATTGCTGGTTCGCTCCGACTGAGAACGACTGGACATCTTGAGCCACTGCCCGCTGCCCGCCCTTCTTTCCAGTCGCTCCGCTTCCTTGAGTCAGTGGGGCTGTCCAATGGTAGAGCTTCTCGACGAAGAGACGCATCAGCTCCCGCATGAGATCGGGAACGTCCTTCCCAGTTTCAGACTGGAACCGATCGAAGCCAGTTTTGAATCTGGTCTCCCACGTGATGCCGGTCTGCTGGGCCACGGATCAGCTCCCGGAAACGTGTTCTCCGACGATCGACCACGCATGACCGCAGAACGACTTCAGGACCGAGAGGATGCGATAGGTCTCGCCTCCTGTCGTGAATAGAGCCGAGACCACCGGAGCCGACGCCCATGTCGAGACCGGGAGGCTCACCGAGATGTTCACCCGTGGATACTGCCCCATGTCCTCGACTTGCAGGCTCTTCTCGACTGCCGACACTACCGCCTTGCCGGTGATCCCGCCGAGCGTGACGTCCTGGCCGCCTCGCGTCACCGCGAAGGCTAGGTTCCCACTCATCAGCGTCTGTAGGTCTGCTAGTGCCATCGTGCCTCCTAAAAGAACAGAGGCGACGGGATCGCTCCCGTCGCCTCATATAATCCCGCGAAAGGTGACGGGATTAGGGAGTAACTGTCGTCACGCTGCCCTTGGTGACCGTGATCACGTTGGTGATCGCGTTCGCCGTGCCAGCCGGCACCGTGTAGAGCGTCAGGTTCGAGGTGACGCCGCCGACGTCCTCGTTGACCGGAGCGTTCAGGTACACGTTGACCGTGGTCGCGTTTGTGGCGATCTTCTGGACCGCTGCGCCGACGTAGGTTCCGCTGCCCGCCGTGGTCGTGACCGTCGAGGCCGAGCTGTAGAACATCTTGGTCCCGAAGGTGGCCGTCGCGTTTGCCACGGAGAAGCGGAAGACGCCCTCCACAGCCACTGCGCCGGTCTCGTTCGAGGCGATGTCAGCGAGGGCCACGCCGTACTGATCGCCCACCTTGATGAGTGCGCCCGAGCTGATCGCCGCGCCTTCGTTCAGGTAATTGATCACGCCGTCTTCCTGCACCTTGTTCTTGGCCGCGAAAGCCGAGAAACCAACCAACGCACCGCAAACTACTGAAACAACCTTCTTCATTTTCTGTTCTTCTCCTTGTGAGGGACCGGGGAGTTGCCCCGGCCCCTCTTTTGATTAGGCATCCGTTCCCACTTCGCGAACCGCACCGACGTGATCGACAGCAGCCGCGCCGCAATCCAGACGGATCAACCACTTGCTGCCGTCGCTGTCAGACTCATCCATCCGCTCGAAGTAGGGCTGCTGGTTCCCTTGCAGGAACGCGACCTCTACCACCGGAGCGATCCGAGGATCGGCGAACATGTAGTGCGAGTAGTCGCTCGCGCTGGTCTTGATGTTCTGGTCCGCGACCACCTGAAGGCTCAGGTTTCCGATCGGGTTCACGATCGAACCGCTGGACACGCCGGCGTCGCCTGCGCTCACAACTGACTGACGAGCGATGATCTCGTCCGTTCCGGCCACGAGCCAGACGCGAGGACGGAGGTTGAGATAACGCTTGCCGTCGCTTTCGCTGGAGTCAGCGTAGGTCTGCTGCTGGGCCATCAGGCCGTACATATAGACCGCCGCCGCTTGAGCGTGGGCCACGGTGTCCAAGCGACGATCCGTCTCCGCGCTGTTGTTGCCGTGAGCCGCCGAGAACAGAGCGTTCCCGTCCGTCATGGCCGCGTTGGCCGTGAGGACCGAGATCGCCAAGTCGTTCGGAAGGTAGGCCGCCTGCATACCGAAGGACGCCGGGACGCGAGAGAAAGCGTCGAGGTCGTCGTTAATGATCGCCTGCCGGCTCATCGTCCAGACGCGCCCGTAGGTGCCGAGCTGGATCGTTTCCTTCTTCTCGGTCAGGGCCGTCTCGCTGTACTTCCCGCCCTCGGGGACGAGCTTCAGCTTGCCGACTTCCGAGAACTTGATGCGCTGCGTCGCCTTGAAGTCGTTCAACGAGGTGATCGCCGCCCAGAACTGGTAGGAGGTCGGGGCCGTCGCGAAACCATCGAGGAGGCTCTTGTTCGCCACGTTGCTGAGGATCAGCGGGAAGTCCGAGGACGTTCCGCTGATCGACTCGCCACGGAGAGCCAACTGCACCAGACCGCGAGCGTCAGACGGGATCTGACGGACGCCGGCACGACGCAGGCACTCTTCAGCGAGACGGACGAGGCTCATTCCACGGAAGTCGTTCGCACCTGCGACCGGCTTCGCGACCTTGACCGCACCGGAGCGGAGGAGGACGCCATCGATCGCCGCGCTACGGAAGGACTCCGCACCGTCGCGAACCACTTCGACAGAGCCGCCGACAGGACCGACGCCGTCCGCGAGCTTGGCAAGTATCGACTTCCGGGCCTCATCGAGTCCGGTGCCGTTCTCAATCAGGTTCTTCGCGAGGTCGTTCAGCCCATGCCGGCTGCAAAGAGCGGAGATTTCGGAGACGCGGGAACGCTCGGCCTTGGCCGCTTCCTCACGCTCGCGAACGATGTCCATGTTTCCGACCTTGCTCACTTCGCGCTCGAAGGCCACCGCCACCGGTGATTCGCCCTGCGTGAGTTCGCCGAAAGTCGTGTCATCCACTTCGATGATGTCGTTCGCTGAGAACTTGTCCCACGAACGAAGCAACTTGCACTTCTTCATTCCGTTGTCTCCGTGTTTGGCCTGTTGGCCGATTTTCCGCACTGATTTTTGTTTCGTTGTCCGGTTGACTCCAACCGCCGGGTCCGCAGGGATCGGGGTAAGACTCGCCTCGAGGGCCTCCCACTTCGTCGCGACCCACGCCGGACCAACGATCCGACCGCCTGCGTATGATTGATTCCGCTCCAGCCAGATCCACCGCTTGACGATGAATCCGACCGAGACTCCGCGAAGCGTCTTGTCGATCTCGACTTCGTGCCGCGTCTCGTTCGCGAGAGGCGTCGTTCCCCACTTGGCCGTCAGTCTTCCTTTGCGCGATACAGGGTCGAGTTCAACGCTAACAGGAACCCCAACGATTTGTTCGGGATCGTGGTTCTTGAGAATGGAACCGACCTCCGCCAGACGTGTGAACACAGCATCCGCAGCTTCGTGAGACAGAATCTCACGGTCTCCATTGTCATCGATGACAGGGTTTTCACTGCTGAATGAAATCGTGAAGGTGTCGCCATTGGTGCCGATCTCCAGATTCTCCTGACGACGTGTCATCTCCGGCTTAGACGGGATGAACTCGCGAAGACCGTCCTCGCGTGTCGCCTCGGTAAAGTCTTGGAATCGTGCCTTGGGGTCCATACTTTTTCAGCGTTGTCCGGTTTTTATTCCCGAGGCGAGAGCTTGCCCTTCACCGTCTCGATCACTTCGATCATGCGATCCAGTCCGAGAGTCCCTATGACGCCCCACTTGATCTGAGCCACCACGCCGGCGATGTTGGATAGAACCGGGTCCGCGTCTTCCTTGAATTGCGCCCCGTCTACGAAATGACGCGCCGCCCACCCTTCGCGCTCGACGATCCAGTCCTTCACGTCCTCGGTCATGTCTCCGTTCGCCGCCTGCTTCCAATACTCGAACGCATCGTTGCCACGGATATTCCCGCCGGCTTCCCATATCTCCGGCCAGTTCGCCTGAAGGTCTAGCGCATAGGTGAGATCAAAGGCCGGAAACTCTGAATCCTCGAGGCGAGGCTCGACCGGATCCAGTTCCCGCGCCGTCCGCTTGGACCGCTTAGGCTTCACCGCCTTTTTGCGCTCTGCTTTCTTTGGTGCTGTGACGAACCGCTCGGCCTCGGTCTGAGCCGAGACGAGGGCCGATGGTTCAGCGTAGAGCGTGGTCGGAATCCGCGTCGGGGCCTTGGCCCACTCATCGATTACCGCTTGAGGCATCGCCGGAAGACCGAACAGCCGGCGAACGTAGGCCTCGTCCTCCATGCATGGGGTGATCGTTCCGGACCGGACCCCGACCGCGTAGGAGTCCACCCATCCCTTGAGCTTGCTTACGTCAGCCACGGATTCTCTCCCATCTCAATTTGAAGTTCAGGATCTTCGATGTCCGCCGGGGTGATCGTGGTCTTTGCCGTCTCGACCTCGACGCCCAGACGCTTGGCATAGTCAGCGACCTTCTTCGTCTTCCGGAGCTGGGCCTGCCAGTCCAGACCGACCCGCGAACATTCGTCGATCAGCGTCGTGATCCGTGCGTTCATCGACTCTTTTGATGCGTTGACCTCTTGGAGCGGATTGACCGCGAATGACCACCCCGCCGGCAGCCAGTCATGACGGGACCAGAAGGTCGGATCGTTCACGAATCCCTGAGATGTTATCGAGCCGTTCAGGATCGCGTACTCCATCCAGACCTTGTGCAAAGGAGTGAGTAGCTTGGACGTGAACATCCGCTGCGCCGGCCTGAATCCCTGTGCGTCCATCTGGGTGACCAGGCGTCCGCCGGCGAACGATAGTCCCGCCGTGTCTCGGCTCATCAGTTGATACGACATCCCGAACTCGATGCCAGCCGCGCTCGATGAGAGGAGGGACTTCATGAAGTCATGATATGATGTCTCAGGTGACGTCGGGTCGATCCGCTCCACCTTCACGCCTGGAGGCAGTGAACCCATCATGCCTGGAGCGAGGGCCGTGATCGGATTCCCTCCTGAGTCGGTCGGGAACGTCTGGGTCGATGCCGTCGGGTCGTCGTTGAACATCGTCCGGCCCGTGGAGCCGTCGCCGCTGAAGAGGATCCCGAAGAAGGCCGCGATCTTGTTCCGGACGAGCTGGGCCGTCCGGTAGCTGTCGGTCTGGTTCAGACGCTCGATCACCGCCGACATCCACGGGATGCCTCGGAGCTGTTTCGGATACTTACGGATGAAGGCATGAATCATCCGATCCGCCGGCACTCTGATCGAGCTGGAAGGGAGGTAGACGCTGTAGTCTTGAACGGTCGACTGCATCACCCAGTAGGCCACGGGCCGCTGTGTGACCTTGTCTACCTCGATCCCCATGACCACCGGGTTGTCGTTGTCGCCTGAGGTCCGGAATGTATCGAGAGCCTCCGCGTCGATGATCTCGAGGCGCATGATGTTTTCTCGATCAGGAACGACGTGGACGAAGACCTCCCCGTCCTGAATCCACCGTTCGAGGGCCATCACCTGAAACTCGTAGAAACTCATCGGACAGTTTGCCGGCGTGGTCAGGTAGACATCATCCGACCAGTCGCGATGGATGTCCTCGACCAGTGAGTTGTACCCCTCGAACTCTGTGATCGATGGCTCGTTGTTATCGTCCCGCGTTACGCTGACGACGCTCATCTGGAGGTCGAAGCCGGTGCCGACCACGTAGTTGATCATGGCGTTCTGGGCCGACTTCGCGTCCGAGTTGTTGACCATCAGCCAGCGGGACCGCGCCCGGATCAGCGGGAGTTCGGTTTTGAGTACCTTGTTGATGTCGAAGTTCAGCGGGACATTCCAGTCCGCGTTGAGCCTGTTCCGCTCCGAGGACTTGAACAGACCACGCATCGCCAGTTCCATAGCCTTATGCGCCGCCTTGCCCCGGATGCGCTCCTCCATCCGCTTCGGGGAGAAGAGGCCCGTGATCCGATCGGTGACCGATAGCTTGATATCGTTTGATGAGATCATACGCTTGCAAACCTCGCGAGAGTGAATCCGCCCCCGTCCTGACGCTTCGCGATCTCGGACTGAATGAAGGCCAAGAAGTTCCGCACCTGATCCAACGAGGCGAAGCTGAACTGCTGATCCCTGACCGAGTAGGAAAGGGTCGTCCCTCCCGCGATCAGGTCGTTGTAGATCTTCCGCTCAAGATTTTTGAGTTCGTCGACGGTAATGCCTGAGAGTGGATAGCTCATAAACTTGGGGCCTTTGTCCACCTAGAGCCGGACACTCTCCAGCGAGATCATGGGTGTCTGTGCCTGTGTTCTATGTTTTACGGTCTGGGCCGGACGGTCCTCGAGGTCGGCCTTCATCAGATGCCGGGCCACGAGTGAATATCGGAAACAGTCGAACTGGTGGTTCGACTTCCTGAGACGCTTGACCTCGAGCCGCGTCATCCCTCTAGCGTCCTCCTTTGTCTCGACGAGTGCCTCGGCTGTGATCTGGTTCACGAAGTCCCGATCGATGCCTTGATGAAGATAGAGCCGGACCTTCCGACGCTTCCAGATCTCGACAACGTCGTTCCCGTCGCTTGAGACGACCGGGGCCATTATGTCCCACGCGATGTCATGGAAGAACCGAGGATGAATGTGACGAAGGAGGATCTGCTGGGATGCCGGCAGAGGTCGCCCGTCCGGATAGGTTCCGATCCTCTGGACCTTCACCGGCTCACCCTGTGAGGTAGAGGCCCCCGTGTTGCCCTTGACCGGGATCGACAGGATGCCGGCACGCTGTAGCCGGAGGCAGGACTCATATGCTTCGCCGGTTCGGAAGCCGGTGTCCATCATCACGACCTTGATCTGGATCATATCATCGCCGGCTTTGTACGTCTTCCGCGCCAGCTCCTCGACATCGTCGAGCGTCGATGCGTTGCCGTGATCGACGAGTGCGTGATCCCGAGGCCCGATGGCCCAGACCGCCCAGACACAGTACGCCTGCTGGATGTCGACGCAGAGAACGAGGAACACCTTCCCGCTGAACGGGATCGTCTGCCGTGGATACCGCATCAGGTCACGAAAGGTGAAGATCGCCTGACTCTCCGCCGACTTCGCCGGCCTTGGCTCGAATGGCTCCGCGAACGTGGAGTTGATGAGGTTCTGCATCTCGAAGGCATTGTCCTTGCATGACAGAAACTCCGTGACCACGTCCGCGATGTTCACCCATCTGGAGTAGAAGCTGGGGAGCTTGAACGAGGCGTGAGTCGGGTCGGTGATCTTCTCCGCAGTTGGTCTCCAGATCGCCCGATCGATGGCCGACAGCGTTTGCAATCTGGACCACCTAGATCCACATGTCCCGCAAAAGTAGTGCGGTTCCGACCCGCCTTCCCCGAACTTGACCACCTGCCACGAGAGGACCTGCTCGGATCCGCAGGCGTGACACGAGCAGAAGAGCTGCCGCTGGTCCCCGAGTTGGTAGCTTTTGTGGATGAATCCTTCCGGTGTTGTCGGTGTCGATGCGAAGATGATCTTCCGATTCCAGAACGTCTTTGCCCGCTCCACCGCGAGCTTGATCGGTGACGCCTCGCCTCGTCCCTCTTTTGGGACCTTGTCGGACTCATCGACGATGACCGTCCGAACGGATCGGCTGCTGGTCTGGGTCGCGTTGTTGGCTCCGGACAAGGTGACGACGCATCGATTCAAGAGATATTCCATCTTTTTGAACCGATCCGGGTCCGGGTGAATCTGTTCACGAGTCGCCGCGTTGTGCTGCATGAGGACCTGAAGCCGAGTCTCTGAAAGGGAGAACGCGAGCGATCCGGTCGGCATGAACATGGCGATCGGTGCCGGATCCTCACATACCGAGTAGCAGATGTAGCATTGAAGGAGGAGACTAAGTCCGGTCTGTGCGCCCTTCATCACGGTGACCGTCCGGATCTTGGGATCTTGGATCGCGTCGTAGATCCCGCGAAGATAGGGAGTCAATGCGATCCGGTACGGGCCGGAGAAGTTGCCAGGATAGTTTGGAGGGATCACGATGTTCTCTTCGAGCCACTCGTAGATCGGTCGTTCCGGTGGGAGCGTGAAGCTGGACCGCCACGACTTCACGAGGTCAGTTCCTGGACCATCTTGTCGATGCGAGAGTCAATCTCTTTGTCTCCAGCCGTGAGAGCGACGCAGGCGTCCCGGATGGCCTTGTCGATGAGGATCGACATCTCGGCCTCGTCGCGCCCGACGAGCAGGACGGGGAGCGATCCCTTGAGACCGAGCATCGCCTGCTTGACCGTGAGGCACATCCGGATCATCTCCGCATCCGCGTCCGCCTTGCTCACGAGTTCGCCCTTCTGACGTTTGACCTCGGGAGCGTCGCGCTCGATCCGGCGGATCTGCTCGATCGAATCGAGCCAGGCCTTCCGGCGAGCGTAGACCGCCTTCGCGTCTCCTGACTTGAGGGCCTCTCCGTATCTTGCGAACTCGATCTGCTCGACCTGACTCAGCCTCTCGAGGAGATCGTCGAACGTCCCGCCGGAACCCTTCTTGTGATCGAAGGAGTAGGTCTTCTCCTTGGCCTTTTCCGCTCCGGTCTCGATGACCTCCGAGACGGATCGGATCTCGATATGGTCCGCCGTCCACTGCCTGACCCTGACAAGATCCCAGAAGGCCGTCCGCTTGTTGCCCTTGCCGGGGCCTTCCCGGTCAGGTTCTAGGCCGAGCTTCCGCCAGTCCGCGAGCGTAGCCTTGCCAATGCCAAGCCGTTGACATAGCTCCGCCGATGGGATCAGGACTGGGCGAGTAGGCTTACGCTTCACTGTTCGCCATAGGTTTCAAGATGGTGCATAGAGGATCATCAGGGCGACTAGAC